ACCTGGCGTACTTCCTCAGAAGCAGACATATATTGCCATGCCTGTTCATGAGCGGTGTGGCAGTATTCCTTTAACCGCTTCTCTTGCTTCGCGGGATCGAGTCCTGGCTTGTACGCAAGCAGCTCCCAAGGCTGCTCTGGCATTTTGTCGGCGGGCTGATCAAACAGTGCCATGTTGTTTTTTCTCTCGTTCCTGGCGGCGGTATTCGTCGGGGGTCATGATCAACCTTACAGTAGGTTCTTCGGCCTTCTTCGGTGGTCTGGACACTTCGATTTCGGCATCACAGCCGAACTGATTGCAATAGAACACAACATCACCGTCTTCTCGCAGATAGACAACGTCGTAAGCCGATCTCTTTTGACGACGCTCGCATTGCGGGCAAATGAAGGTCATGTATTCGGTGCCTTCTTCTTTGTACCTCCGAATCACCTTCATCATTCTGCCTGTGAAGGAATCCTTTTCCTTTTCGCGGCGATCAACCAGGCCCCCACCCTTGTTGATGATTTTCAGGGCTGTGGTATGAAGAACGAGTCTTGTCATCGGCCTCTTCCCACATCAAAATACTTGCGGTTCGAGGTGTCCTTTTGCGTAAAACTCTGATTGTGAGGCTTGGTTCCAGTGGATATGAGGTTAGGATCATCGACCTGCTGCACTCCAAATTCATTCTGAAACTTGCTCAGTTCTTTTTGAGTACGAACCGTCAACGGTTTGCCTTCAGGATGGATATGGTTCGTCGTGAAAGGCTCAAAAGCAGGTTTCACCTTGGTACTGAAAAGCATCTCCATACGCTCTCCACAACACTCCGGCCAGATCGGTTCCGGATCGAACTGCACGTTGTGAACGTCGAGTTCTTTACGCCCACATTCTGAACACTGAAAATCCCAAACGGGCATTCTAGCCTACCTTCTGCTTATCTGTTTCGACGTAGAGGCTCCGGAGATACTCCTCAAACTGCTGGTTGGCAAATTCCTCAATCGGGATTCCCATGCCCTGCGCGAAGTCTTTGAACGATTCCGCGCACCATTCGGGCAAATTGATCACGATCTGATCCTTCCGGAGAGTCAGAGGGCCTTGCCCGGGAGGAGCCTCTTGGGGGGCAGCACTCTTAGCGGCTTTCAGCTCCTCCTTCATCGAGAAGATTGCGCCGTACAGGTCAGCGGGTCCTGTGATGTTCACTCCCAGGATCTTCTGGATCCGGTCGCGGTTCTCCTGGTCCACGACCAGGACCTGGCCCGTAAATTCTCGCGTTGCGGCGGCCTTCTTCTCCTCCGGACTTGGATCTGGCTTTGCGGGTACAGACGTCTGTACTACTTTCGGCTTCCCGAACTTCGCATCGGCGCGGGCGACCTCCGTCTGCATATCGGTGGTGTCGTTGAACTGGTGACCCGCGTCACAGTAGGTGAAGAAAGCTCCCTCACGGTTTTTCAGGAAGTTGTCATTAACGCCCCCAAAACGGCACCGGGGACACGGAACTGCGGATGTGGTTACTCCTGGCATAATACTCTCCTAATCTTTATTGTGCGTGTGCCGTCAAGCCCTTTTTGCTACAGCTATTCGATGATTTCCATCCTCGCTACGGGCGCGCGCAGTTTCTTCCCTTTCAACTCACAGGGTTTCCCAAGAGCGATAGCCGGGGTAAACGGATGGGTGTAATACGACTGCTTGAACCCCGTCTTGGAGTTTCCTGAGAGCTTCTGTCCACACTTGGGACAATAGGCGTCCGGGAAGATCGGAGCGTCGATATACTGCGGCTGGGCGATTGTGACGGATTCCTCAACCTGACCGGACAGCATCTTCTCGGTCAGATCCTCTCGATCCTTGTAGATTTTATCCATCCCGGTAAGCGGTTCCTCCGTTGTCGAACTAGCAACTTTGCCGACGGGCTCCAGCTCATCGATTGTCTTGGCTCCATTGGTCTGTTCCGGAGCTGTCTCCACTTTCTCGGCTTTCGCTGCCTGAGCCTTGGGAGCCGTCTTCTTGGTCTTTTTCGGTGCGGCCTTCTCTCCAGCCTCTGCGGGGCTAACCTGGGCCATGTTTCCTGTCGCTTCTACCATTGTTTCCTCCTAAAGTAAGTTAAATTGTGAATCCCCTTCACTACCAAATCCTGGTTTATCATGGACCGGGGAGTAATCCGTGTTTTGAAAATCTTTGCGGGGATCTCGCATCACCACGCTTTGTTTTTCTTCCAGGAGATCCGGATGGACCTGCCCAAGACACTTGGTAGCGATCATTGCCGCAAACAAGGTATCGTCGAACGTGCCCAACCGCGCTTCGTAGCGGTCGTCGCCCACGTCGATAAAGGTCCAGCACTCATTCAATAGCCGCTGAGAACGGATTTCAAGTAAATCTTCGTCCATCATCGTCTTGAAATTGTCAATCAAGGCGGTGCGGCTTCGGGTCTGAGTCACCCATCCGAAATAGTTGGTGAGGTGTCCTTTCGTTTTATCTGCCCACCGCCAACGGTAGAGGTTAGGATACTTCAGGTGGTGCAGTAAACTTTCTAAAACCGTCTGGATGTTATATTCGACGGAGAACTGACAGGTATTGTAGAGAAAACCCAGGGCTGCTATGCGTCGAGCGAAGGGTGTTCCCCCTTTGTGGCCTCTCCATTCAGCGACCTGGGGGATCGGTAAGTGGCTCTGTGTGACCCTCCACATTGAAGCGGATGAGTAATCCTTGCCCTTCACGCCCTGGCCTGGGTCAGCTCCCCCGTAGTAGACCTTGTTCATCTTTGGAAATTCCCAAATCCAAAGAGGAGCGTCATTCATGCTCAGGTACTCGATCAACTGAGGGGCCCGCTGGCCGTTCTTCTGCTTGACCAGCTCGATATCTCCAAACCAGATCGGCTTGCGAATGTACTTCTTCTGGATCCGTCGAAGCTTTTTTTGCTCCCATGGGATCGTCCCCTGGACTCGGAAGGCTGCTTCAGGGAAAGACGGATACTCCTGCTCGACCATTTCGGAGTCCTGGTCGACCGCTTCGAAGTCGGCTGCAGTCTCCCTTCTCCAGTTCAACTGCTCCCTGCTCAGCGTGTAGCCTTCGTTATCCTCTCGGATTTTTATGATCAGATCCTTCTCGTCGTCGGTCGGTTGAAAATCGCTCCGGTCCTGGATGGTCTTAAAAGGCTTGCTGTACTCCTTCTGCTTCCACCAGGGACAGAACTTCGGCCTCCAGCTCAAGGCTCCCTGCTCGGCCTTCTGATAAAGACGATGATAGGGATCTTCGATGCCCTCAGCTGTCCCTTCCATTACCCAAATGGAAAGACGATTGCCTTTGGTGGCAGCGGGAAACAGATCGCGGGTCAGAATCTTCAGATCGCGCCATAAGCTGATCTCTGTCAGGTGTCCGTTCTGGAGGGTGAAACCACGACTGGATCCGGTTGGTTTGTTGGCAGCATCCACAAAGAAGTTAGACCGGAGCCCTGGCCGCTCCAATCGTTTCTTTTTGTCTCTCCGATCGAACCGCATGAACTCGCCATGCACTTCGTACTGGATCTCAGGGCGCAACCACCAGGGCAGGCAATCGTAGGCCAGGCGGCTCATATCGAAGATGTGAGAGGAGCGGATCCGCTCGTCGGCAATCACCAGGCTATTCGTCAGTTCATTGAAGATAGTCCGGTAGAAGATCATGGCCTGGACGATCGTTGACCAACCGATTTGTCGAGCCTTCAGAAGAATCCACTTGATGGGTATGTTGGCTGCCCAGGATTCCACAACGTCTTCCCAGAGAATCTCCTGGCTCTCCCAAAATGGATAGAGCGTTATCAGCTCCGGTGCGCCGAACTCGTCGCCCTTGGTCGCAATAACGTGGTAATTTTCAAGGTAGTAGCGAACACTATCCGGATCGTTTCCGTGGATGCGCTCCAGCTCCAGGTTGAGTGTATCGTTCTCGTCGGGCAAAAGGTTATCCCAACAGGCCGTCACATCACCGTCGAAGCCCAAAAACTTCTCATCGAAGTGGGCAATCATTTCTTCGATGTACTTGTCTTTTCTTTTAACGATGTGGGGCATTACACTTCAGTCCCTACACCGTAGTCTTTAATGGTTTTAAGATGATCCTGGTACTCCTCCTCGCCCATACCACTTGTTCTCTTGAGTTCATCCAGTTCTTCCTTGAAGGCGGCTTGCTTCTCGTCCACGATATTGAAGCTCCCGTCAGTCGCTTCCTGTTTGCTGGGATCCAGTTGGAAATCGTTCATGCTTTTCCGTGTGGCTCCAAACTCTCGAGCGAGTTGCGCATCCAGGGCTCGGGCAATCGTTATGTAGTACCAGCTCGTATAGAGAACGGCCGCCAGTCCAAAAAGAAAGAACCCGGCGCCCAATGCACCTACCCCTACGGCCAAGGCAAACCAAGATGCTGAAGCAGGCATGGGTGGGACCAGGGCCACAGCCTCGACCATTCTCGTCACAAAAGCTGGAGCTGTCAGCCAAATGAGATAGAGAGCCAAAACGACCAGGGCGTACTTGATCAACCGGGGTACGAACCGCGAGACCGATGTTAGCCAGGCCATCGGTTCAAACCACACCCACACATTCATAAATAAGCCCAACGCCACCCGTAAGACCTTGTGCCTCAATATAAATTCTTGAACCTCTAGAAGTCCCATTCCGGCTGCTCCTCCTCTTCTGTTTCTTCCTCTTCTGATATCGGCTCTAAGTCAACCACCTTTGCCGCTTCTGCTGCCGCGATACTCTCCTTCTGCTGCTGTTTGATTCTGCGCATCCTTTCCTCGAAATCTTCGCCCTGGTTGATCTGAGTATTGTTGGTCTGGTTCACATTGACAATGGTGGTGGGAACTTGCGGTTTCTGCTCCAGGGAGACCAGCTTCTGAAATTCCTTAATCCCCGCCAGCATCATTTGGTAATCTACGGCGGTGACTGTGACGTACTTTCCTTTGGTCTGGTCGAAGGAAACAAACTTCCGCTTTCCTTCCACCATCAAATCTATCGACTTGAGGACTTTTTTGTGGACCTTGCTTCGGATCAGCTTCCGCAGTTTCTCGTTCTCCAGTTCCCCATCAAGTCTTTCCCGCACTATTGCGTTTTGGGTCAGGAGCTCAAACTTCTTCTCGAAGGCGAGTATGTCAACCTTGACGGTTTCCACTTTGACGTCATCTTCCTCGGCTATCTCCTCAAGCGTTTTCCCCCCTTTGAAGCGTTCATAGCGTCTTGCGCCCATGCTGTCATCAATGGCGCACATTTCCATGAAGTCGGGGGTCAGGGCCAGGGCTTGGTTTTTAGGCATCTTTCTCTTTCAGGATTTTCTTGTAACGCCGCCGTTGCTGCTGGAGGGTTTGAATCTGGGCTCTATATTTTGTGCGGATCTTCGTGGTCAGTTCCTTTTCATGGCGAAGCAGAATGTAGTCATGCAATCCCTCCGGTGTGGGATTCAGGGTTCCCCGCTGGATCGCTTCACTGACCGCCGTACCTTTCATTCCCAGGATGCGAGCTGCTAAAGCAACGGGAATCTTCCTGCAGGTATGGGCATTGATCCAGGTCGAGCGACTACTTCCGGTGAGTCCTCCAGTGAGATCGTTCTCACTTATCAGGCGATTCAATTCCTCAATTCGGATCCGGACAACTCTGGAATTTTTGAACTGAACCACAGGATGGGGGATAGCAAAGGCCCGAATGTACCCCTGTCTTATGAGGCGACTGATGGTATTCGCGCTGATACCCAAAAAGATACCAGCTTCTTGCTGAGTAAGAACCTGCCTTGCGCCGTTGTTCATTAAGCCTCTATTTTGAGCATACTGAGGGTGTCAACCCTCAAACTTGATTTTGGTCAGAGAATTGGGCTAGGATGATTGCTGTTCCCTAAGATATTCCCTATCCTGGGGTAACCACGGAAGCGGGTCCTCTTCGGAGGGCCCGTTTTAATTTCTAGCCCACCCGATGTGCTGAGAAACCAGCGGCAAGAAAGGTCAAATCGGCGGTTCCGGTGCTGACCTTGACTCGGATATCAATGAAGTCACCAGCATTAAACGAAGCGATCCCCATCCCCGCAACGACTTGAGTATCAGCTCCGTTGCCGATCAACTGATCAATCTCAGGCTGGATCGCGCCTCCATTCACATGCGCAGCGAATGAATACAGCCTGTTGTTCTGACTGGACGAAAACGAACAATAGAAATTGACCTGATAGAAGCCATTTGAATTGAAGGTGATTTTCCAATCAGGACTCAGCACAACATCCGTGCCGTTTGTATTCACATCTATCGACTTCGCTTGAATTTGGTCGAAGACGTTGATCAACACAAAGCTCGTGCCGACACCGTTCATGACAGCAGGCGCACCGACAACCGTCAACACCATAGAGCCGTACCCCATCATCGAGGCCAGGGCATCCCGCATATCAGTCTCGCTGATATCCCCCGCAGTATTGTCAGCGAGATTCGTCCGGTTCACTACGTTGTCGCGTTCTGTCTGCGCCATACTTCACTCCTATCTGTTGATGATGACTCCAGGCGGTGTGTGATTCCTGGAGATTCCCCCAAGCCCATTGCCAGAGATTGAGTCTCCAGGATCTGGCTGGATTGGGGTTGGAGGATCAGCGACCACATCGAAGGTGGGACTCGCTATAACCGTGCCACCCGCTTGAAAGGCACTCCCGGGCACTGTGACGGTGATTGTTTCATCCATTGCGATGGAATAACTGGCTGCGGCCGTCAGGATAATCGTCACCACTGTGTCGCTGGTGCGCACCACAGCTCCCACAACTTCCTTATCTCGGACCTCGGCATTCCACCCTGTAACTTCTGACATATTCGAATTAAGCCCGTCGATGATGGCCTGGCGTTGCGCGTCAAAATTTGCTCCAACGGTGACCCATATATCCCCGGTCAGCGTGATGATGATCGTTTCGCCGCCAGCGACAATGTCTGATTCCGTGGCCGTGGGGAACACTGATCCGGTTACTACCACCTGAGGAACTGTCTCCACGGTGAAGGTCGGCGTTGCCACAATAGAAGAACCGCCCGGAACCAGGGCGGTCGCCGGGACGGTAACCTCGATTGTCTCCAGGGCCGTAATGTCGTAGGTTGCCTGCGCACTCAGGGTGATCGTCACCAGCGTGTCGCTGCTGCGCACCACATCACCAGTGGCTAGGTTAGCGCGGACCTCGTTGTTCCAGCCCGTTGCCTCCGATTGAGCGGAAGTGAGTCCGTCGATGATGGCTTGGCGTTGCCCGTTAAACGTGCCTCCAGATGCCACCCAAACACCTCCGGTGAGGGTAATGAGGATGGTTTTCAAGCCAGCAACCACATCGGCCTCGGTCATTGCGGCTGCGGCTGTGCCAGTGATCGCTGCTGTAAAAGCGACCGTATCCACGGTGAAGTTCGGCGCTGCCACAATAAGAACGCCTGAAACCAAGGCGCTGGCCGGGACGGTAACGGTGATTGTCTCCTGGGCCGTAATGTCGTAGGTTACTTGCCCACTCAGGTCAACCGTCACCT